CGCCGGAGATCACTTTATCATACGCCGTCAACGCCTTTGACGGATCGGCAGTAATCTGGATATTTAGTGGCGGTAGTTCGCGTTTAGGTGCGGTCATCTTTCCTTAACTCCGAAAATGGCAAGGAATGCCTCTTTCATTTCTTCATCACCCAAAACTCGTTTAGGTGCTTGTTCAAATTTGATTAAATGATCTTCAAGTTTCGTTTGGGCGTTTCCCATCGTGCGGTAAACTGCTTGAGTAGTAGCCGCTTGGTAGTATTCCCACTTTTCCACTTTTCCTCGCCTAATAACAAAATAGGCTTGCCACTTCTCGAACTCCTCAACGGTCGTGTACCGTTTAGCGAGTTGGACAGGCAAGCCTAGTTCATGTGCTAGGTTGTACCAAAGGTACTCCTCGTCACTTAGGACTTTTTTGGGTCGGCTTCTCCGTCATCGCTCCGATCCATCTTATTGAGCTTCAAGGCTAGTTTGTGTAGCTCTTGTAGCGTTTCATCCGGCCAAGTCTTTAGCACATCCTTAGCTACTAACTTGCCGTCTGGACCTTTCAAGCACCTGCAAAGCAGGTCAGTGAATTGACCAGTGAAGTCGTTGAACTTTACCACGTTGCCGTCTTTGTCGAGATCGACTTTAGCGGCTTGTGATACTCGGAAATCATCTGCCTGTTCACCCGTAAGCTGGCACAGCTTGTAGGTGTGTTCGTGATCCTCATCATCGATGATGATTACAGGCTCAGATTTGGTTTTGATCGAAAAGGACATACACGTCTCGCAAGAGTAAAAGAAACAAAGAATCGGCGGTCACTAGCCGCCGATTTATAGTTAGACTGAAAGTCAGGACTACGGTGCAACCGTAGTAGTCGTTCCAGTAGTGTAAACGTAGCCGAACTCAGCAGGCGGATTGCTGGTCGTCAAGTTACTTGGCTTCAAGGTCAAAGTAGCCGTAGGCTTCTCGTTGATAGTAAGAGCCGAAGGCTCTAAGCCCTGAACGATGCAGTAAACGAGCAAGCTAGAACCATCTCGGAATCGGATAGTAACGGCTCGGTTCTGCCGAGCGACCGCTTTGATCTGGTCGAATGCTCCGACCGCGTAGTGGACGGTAACACTGACATCGCCCATAGTGAGCAAGGCACCGCCTAGAAATGTCCGCCAGTTGTTATTGAGCATATTAGTCTGCTCAACTGGATCGTCCGACATGATTGAAGGTGGCGTGATGTCTACTGGTTCGAAAAGTGCCGAAACGCCGTCGATGGCAATCGTGGTTTTGAAACCATTGGACAGGATTGTGTTTGACATATTAAGAAATGGCTATCAAAAAGGATTGTGTGAAACGCCAACGGCGTGTTTGGGGCTCTTGGCCCATACATCCTATTGTATTAGCTTTGCTGATACATTGCACGATTTTCCCACCTGTGGAGGTCGCTGTGACGTTCTTTAGCACGTCCTCCCAAATCACAGGTAAGGCGTTAAACGCCTCATTGTGGTCGTGGGCTCGGACGTGGACCTCGACCAAATTCCGCTCGGTGTGCTCTCCGCTCATATTCCGGTCGTCTAGGCGACCCCGACCGTCAAAGCAGAGAATAGCCTTATCGGGCTGATCTTGCATGTGATTCACGTACACGGCGAAGCCGAGGCTGGTAGCCTTGGTCAAAATGACATTGGCAAATAAGCCCGCAGGTGACTGTTGGGGAGGTAAAGTCGTAGTTGTCATGCTGAAGCTATTGCCTGCCAAAAGAGGTACGAAGCGTCGTCTACGTTATTTTCGACTGCCACTTCGAGGTATTTTACCTCGTATGGCTCATCGTGCTGGTAAACGGCATATTCAGCGGGAACCCGCTCTCGATTACCCTTGAAGAATCCCTTGACTGGAAAGCCAAAGCCGACAACGGCTACGGCATCCCAGCCGCTACCTTCGACGAAATAATCGCCGGAAGCTCGCAAAGCACCTGTATCGACGGGCGTAATATCGAGGGAATCCTTGAGGATTTGGCGAGCAACGCCGCCTAGCCCTTGGGCATATGCCTTGCCAGTATCCTTGTGGTACTTGCGTAGGGCTTTCTCTAGTTCTTTTATTCCCTCGACTTTTACCTTCATGGATCAGTCTTTAAGTTAGGTATTTTCTTGTCGATTTTGTCGAGAGCACATTTAAGGCCGTCCAACGCGTCAGCGTTTCGCTCTAAGTGAACTGCCGTCTTATCTAAGTGCTTCGATGTTTCTTCAAGGTGCTTGACAGCAGCGTCTTTGAGTGGAATGGCTACGTGGTCAAGGAGAATCTTTGTGAACTTGTAGATACCATATAGAAGGGCACAAAGAACGGCAAAGGCTACGCCGTTGTTTATGATGAATTGGATTGTTTGTTCGGACATTATGCATACGCTTCAAATAGAGTAACGGAACGGGTTTTCAGCATCGGCGTCTCCTCTACCATGATTATCTCATGCACTCCGGTATTGCTTTTCGGTACTGTAGGGCTGGTCAGGCTAGCTAAAGACCCTTTGCGTACCATGCCTTTAGGCTGTAGCCGCGATTGGGTGATTAGCTCGATCTTGGAGAATACAGGAGATCCATCCTCAGCGAATACTTGTTTGATACACTCATCCCACCGGCAAGTCATTTGTACCGGAGCCGAATAAGTCGGATCGCCGTAGCGATTAGCTCCTGAATAGGCCCAGTACACCATCGTATCTTTCTGTACTTCTCTTATGATTCTCATGCGACTTCTGTACCTGCCCAGAAGAATTGTTTCAATCCTCCACCCGTAATGACTCGGTTGTTCCAGGCGGCTAGCCGCCCCGAGCTATCGAGCATCATGGCAGTTGCTCCGAAGTGCGTAATACCGAGGCCGCTATCGAGCTTGGTATCGTATCGTACTTGCAGACTCTTGACCTTTTCCATGCTCACACGCGGATCGCTCACAGCGATTAGGTGCGCGGCAAGGTATCGCGTAACTAGGTCAAACGTGGCATCGTCTAAGCGATCTCCTACGACGTTCGTAAGCATCAGTACAGCATCGTCGATGAACGGCTGTACTTCTGGTATTCTGTCAGCAGCAAACGCCACTAATCGCCTTACGTCGTCCTCGGTGGTTGCCATTAGTTCTTCCAGGTAAGTAAAGAGCCTTTATGTATTTTCTTGCCGCCGTTGGCGTCGTAGATCTCGTAGAACGGATAAGCACCCTTAGTCGGCTTCGCCGTCTCGTCGATTACGTGCTCGGTATCGTTCTTCCAATCCCAGCCATTCTTGACCCATTGCGGTAATACACGCTCTCGGTCGTAGTCGCACCAGCGACAGGACTTGATGGTGTATTGGATGACCGTGTTGCGTAGTTTCTTGGGCTCCGCTGGCGGAGCAGCTTTTGCCGCTTCATGCAGGCTATCGTGTAGATCCAACATTTCCTCGCGGCTCAGGCCGCTAACATCTTGCTTATGGTCGTTCTGCAAGTGATCTTCGATCTTACCCGGAAAAGACCAATGGCGATTTGATTTTGGCTTAACTTCAGGGGTGACTTCAGGGGTGACTTCAGGGGTCGGCGAGCCGGAATCAATGCCTTTGTCTTTTGGCTGGTCATCTGCGATGATGCCAATAGGCTGGTCTAGTTCGATTGGTCGAACTGTAACCGTACATCCTACAGCAAACAAACATAAAACGATCAGTAGTAAATTTTTCATATTGAACCTGGATTCACTTTAGAGCCTGGGAATACCCAGAAAACGTGTGTTTTGGCACATTGCCACAAGCTGCTCATCGTGATTAGTCCGAAGCCATCTTCTCCCCACCCAGAGCCGCCTACGCGACCTAAGAGTGGATTCTTGGATGGACCCCAAGAGTTCTGGATGTCGGGATGGACTAGATCCTCGCCACCAACCCATTTACCACTGTGCAATAGCACAGCATGATTTCCGAAACCTGCCGACTGCTGGACATAGCCTTGACGTAACGCCGAAAAGGATCGGCCTGCGTGGACGGCTATTTCGACTTGGTGATCCCGAGCCAAAGCGGAAGCAATGGCAATCTTGAATGTCTGATAGTCGGTATTAGGAACTCGAAAAGGCTCGAACGATTGGAATGTTTTTGCCGCTTCATCTGCTGCCTTCAGCAGCGGTTGATTGACTTGGCGGCGGTTGAATGCTGTTAGCGGGAACAGCATCTCGACTCCGTTTACTCGGAGTTTTACGGGGGCTACGCCCCCTTGCATCGTGTAGTTCATGTTGTCTATCAACTGTGAACCACCATCGCGTCCGCGATTGACGTTCATGTACAAGTGACTATCGGCCAGAAACACTTCTGCCATGCCATCGAGGGCTCGACGATTGTGATATGCGGCGATGGTTGCGCTGCTAGCACACTTACCGACCGATCCTTGGTTGACAATCAAGCCACTTCGTAGTCGTCTAAACGACTTGTACTTATCGCCCTTCAGCGACTTCTCTATATCAGCCGGATCGAGAAATCGATCTTCGCCGTATAGAGGATAACGCAAAGCGTTTTCGGTATCTTCCTTGGTAGGCATCAAAAGCCCAGTGGCTACTTGCGAGCCATCGGGCAATGTGATTACGTCGTACTCGTTACTCATTTAAGTATGTCCTCAAGTCCGTTCTGCCATTTGACGACTTTCCGTAGACCAGTAACTTTATTGTCGGCAACCTCTGCCGCTGCTAGCAGCGGAGGTTCGACTCTAAGGCTTGCAGCCTTCGCAATCACTTCCTGCCAGTTAGGATCGTCTTGGTCGATGACTAGCCACCCCTTGAAGCCGTGCTTTTCTACGAAGCTCTTAGCTTCACGAATGGCGATTACTTCATCGACGCTTGGCGTCTGCTTTTCGTGTACACAAAGTAGTAAGGTGCCGTTAAGCGATTTACCGCTATCCGGCAATTTACTCGGTAGTAAATAACTCGCTCCGAAGATAAACAGAGCGAGGAATATGACCGCTAACGGTCCTGGTTTGTTGTCCATCGTTTACTCCTTTGGAGGAGTAGGCGATGCAATCTCGGATAGAACAGTTACCAAGGCCGCAACGCCTTCCTTCGAGCCGTGCTTTTCCATGTAACGCAAAACGGCTTCGGTGTATTGCAATGCTACGGCTCGGTCAGGGACGCTAGGAGCGTCCGGCTGGCCTTTCATGGATTGCTTATGTAGACGTTCTAAAACGTCCTCGATAAGTGAATCACGTTTGTCGTTAACTGGCAACAAGGGCTTCACAAGCCGCCAGATTGCCCAGATACCACCAGAACCGCCGACTATGGCGGCGATAACTGCAAGAATTGTTTGTAGGTCCATACTTATGCCCCGTACCGGATTGCTCCGACAAATACTTCATCGTCTTTTTGGTCTAGGACAGGCACGCCCGATGCTTGCCTGTTGGAAAAATACTGAAACACCGCCATAAGCACTTGAATGAACAATGCGATTAAGGCAGGATCAATAGATTTGGTTCTTCGATCTTCCTTGACTAGCCGCTCGAATTCGACTTGGTTGCCGCTTGCAGCGGCCCAGTGAGTCTTAGCGACTTGCACCGCAAGTCGCTTGTGTGCCAATGACAGTTTCTTTCTGAACATTTCGTTTAGCCTTCTAATAGCTCAAACTTAGGTCGGCCCCAGATTGCGATCATATCGTCGTCTGATTCGACAATATCACCGACTTTGTAGACCTTAGAGGAAGTGTGATACTTTCCGCCTAAGAGCTTGTACTTACGTTTCTTGCTCTTTACTTCGGGAACCGAAGCAGGAGCCTCAACGACTGGTTCTTGGACAGCAGGAGCCTCAACGACTGGCTCAGTAGATGTTACTTCGTCTTTTGATTTCGCCATGATAGATAATCACCCTTAGTACAAAAATACCGCCCACTCAGGGGTGAATCTGAATGAGCGGTATGGCGGGACGAGGATTTGAACTACTATCGATTAGACAGTGGTTGCGTTTCCGGTGAAGTGGACAATACCGCTTCGTCCGTTTTGGTCCGTTTTCATCAACGGAACCATCATCGCCATGACTCGGAAGTTAATGGTTTCACCGCCATCGGTTGACCATTGAACTGTTCGGAGGTCCATACCCATCAAGACCGAGGCGGTCATTTGATCTCGTTGAACCAAGAGCAGTTGGTTGCCGGTAAGGTAATCCAGTTGTTGGATGTTGGCGATACCTGGGATTTGCTGCAACTTACCGAGAACGTTTGGTCCTGCGTAGTTTGCAGTATAATCCTGAAGCATAAATCGCATCAACGCTGGGCTATAGAACAGGTTATACGGCCCGTACTGGAAGTCGTCGTGAGCGGCTTGGATCATTTGGAGCACGCTGTTGAACAACATGCTTGGGTTCCATCCAGCAACCGTTGGGTTGAGGAAGGCACCAGTATTACGTCCAGGAAAGTTCGTCAAGCCGAACAAGCTTTGTCCGCCGTAGGAATACGATCCCCAGTTACCGAGAACAAGCTTCTCAGCAGCTTCAGCGACCTTGCGACCGCAGTATTCAAGCATGTGAACTGGAAGTCGCTGTCCGGTCTTACGAGCGATAGCGATTTCGCGTGCTTCAAGGCTGAATTCCTTGTGGATGATCGGCAACGGAATGCTGACCAAATCAACAGTCGTTCGATCATTACCAGTGTTCGACTTAGGCGACATGCTGATAGTAGCATCGTCAATGTCGCTAACTCGTTCGTACTGATAGATCGAGTGGCTGTAAGCCTCTGGGAAGTTGACCGACTGGCCCGATGCCTGAAGGGTGTTAATCAATTGGAGACGAGGACGGGCGACTTCTACGAGTCGTTGATCCAAGAACTCCCATTCATTCTTACGGAGAACTGCTCCGGCGTTGGTTGCCAACTGTGCTTGATACTCACGGTTTCCGTCAGCATCGTACTTTCCGTTCCACACTGGAACGTAATCGCGTCCGTCGCTTCCGACGAAAGGTCGGAACGACATATAGTCGCCTGCTTTAAGCAAGCGGCTTGCAACGGAACCAGAAGCGTCGAAGCCTGATCCGTTGTTTACAATGAACTCTGTTTGTACTTCACTCATTTTTGATCTGTGAGGCTTTCTTTGGGATTAGGCAATTCGAACGAGCATTAGTTGTTCACCAGAAGTCGTTCCTGCTTCTTCAGCAGTAGCGAAAACTTTAGGAACAGGAGTTGTACCGTGACCGCTAGCTAGGACCAAAAGTCCTGCGTTGTTGACCATGAGACGGTCGCCGATAGCGAGAGTCACGCCGTTAGGAACTCTTGCGTAACGCAAGGCACCCGCAGGGCTATACTCGGCTCGGGCAGGGGCACCTGCGGCATATGCCACATCGACACCACCAGTAGATCCGTCGCCTTGGAACTTGTCCTCGATAACGAGGAGAGTCGGTACTTCAATACCTTGGGTATTGACTACCGCCAATTCGTTAGCGGAATTTCGGAGAACGAAAGTTCCTGGCTTGATCGAGCTACCGGAAACGGTAGGTCGCTCAATCATTGGACCTTCAACTCCGGTATCTTTGATAATTGTGTTTGCTAATGCAGTTGTCATAGCTTATTTGCTCTTTGCGAAAGAAGGAGGAGGAAGGGGAACCGATTCGCTGGAAGCGGTGGAACCGCTTGCTTGGTTGCCCACGAAAGCCTCGCCAGCGTAAACGCCGGAGTTTTGCTTAGGAGCAGGAGCAGCGATAACAGTTGCCAACTTGTTAAGGTGTGCGGTAGAGAAGGAAGCTAGTTCTTCCTTGGTGAATGAATCCTTGGTGTTCGCCACGATCTTGTCGATCAGAGCTTCTCTCGCCTTGACTGTTGCATCAATGGCGTCGTTGATTTGGTTCTTGACGCCCTCCGAAGCATGTTCGAGCAATTCGGAAACCGAATTACAAACGATCTTCGCAGGCGATTGAACTGGTGCGGGAGCAGGAGCCGGTGCAAGGGCTTTCTCGAAAGCCTTGAACTGGTCGTCGCTCATGTTCGTTACGAACTCAGCGTGTTCGCTGCCGAGCTTGTTGATGAGGTCTTTTCGTTCCATGTTCTCTTGTTTTTGGTTTTGGACTGAGTAAGTAACTTTGCGAGTTACAGGTGTCGCATTACCTATTAGTTTAACTAATCCAGATTCCATTGCATAATTTTGGCGAAAATAGGAAGATTCCCCTTGACTGGACTTTTCGAAGATTGCGTAATCGGGGTATACTGCTGTCACATAGACCCATGTACTGTCGCCGTTTGTTACGATGTTTTCATGTGCGGAACGCACAGCTTCCGATACGTCACGTAGACGTTCGATTAGGTCTTTCTTGTTGCCAACCAGTTCAGGATCTCTTTCAGGTCGAGAAGGCTTCTCAGCCTTATTGACGAGAAGCCCCGCACCATCTTTAAGTGAGCAGGCACCTTCCCCTGATAGGATGATTGCCAAGTGGTCAGGACGATAGTTCGTCGCCTTGGCGACGTATTCGTTGTTAGCAAACGTACCTTGTAAGGGCTGTGCATCGATATACAATCCTGTAGATACTTCGAGCTTTTCGCCTGCGTGTAGCGCAGCTTGAACAATCTCGGCTCCTGGTACTTTGCCTAAGCGGTCGATCTCAAACCACGCTTCAGCGACTAGTCGCTTTTTGCGTTTATCGTACTTGGTGTTGAGGACCATCCCTACGGCGTGCTTCTCTAGGGATTCGGGCGAAGCCCCCGACACCTTAGTACCATCGGACGTTTCAGGGTGGTTAATGGTGATTGGCTTGGCGTTCCAAGCAGGCACCGACATAGCAATGTCATTGCCTTCGTAATAAACTGGACCCGCAGAACCTTTCCATACGCCTTCGACGATCATGGAAACAGGAGCTACTAGGTAGTTTCGGCCTTGTAAAGTCTTTTGTGATACCTTAGCCGACGCTAGGTTCGCTATCAGTTTTTCCATCTTCGGAATACTCCAATACGTTCTTTTCGTTCCAGTAAGCTACAATTCCTACGAAAGCAGGAATATGTATGTTCCACACAAAGTTGACGATACCTTTATCGATCTCGCGGAGATGATATTCGCATTGCTCGACGATTTCGTCGTCGCTCAATTCACCTTCAACTTCGGTCATGCTATTGACGAGGTCAAGATCCGCGACATCCATAGCGAATAGTGCCGCAGACTCTACGTCTTTTTGTTTCATAGCTGCTACAAAAAGTTGAGCAGCGAGTGGGTTAAAGTGCATTATCGTTTGGGCCTTTGTTGGGTGTTAGTTGGGGTCTTGTTAGGGTCTTTCGATTGTCCTGGCTTCGGCATTTTGGGGATCGAGCTTGGGATATTGCCATTCGCCGAACCAGATAGAACTGCCTTCAGTTCCGCTAGAACTGGCGAGAATTCAGTCTTATCAGCGGCCATAATCGCCTGTACCATTTGGGCTGAGAAGCCCATGACTTTGCCTAGATATTCAGGCAATGGAATCAAGGCTTCGGCACCCGAAGTCGCGTACCTCGCTAAGCCTTCGGACATCTTGGCAGCTACTTCGGCTTGCTCGATGATCGAGAGCGGAGCCATAGGCTCCCATCTCACCATATAAGGTAATGGCTGATCTTGCTGCGGCTTTGGTTCTGGAAGAACTCCTGCCTGGATAAGACGATCAAGCGTCGGTCTGATGATGTATGGCGTTACGTGACGCTCTTTTCTAAGGGCAATACGTTCTCGCCAAAGAATGGTGTCCTGCGGGCTGTCTAGCTGGCCTTGCTGCGATCCTATGAATGTCTGCATTGGAATGCCTTTGTTCATGGCAATCAGCATCAATAGGTTCTTAGTGTGATTGGTAGGATCAGCTACCTGCGGCAATAGCGATTTAACGCTTACGCCGACCATAGTGATGTACCGCTGCAATCCTTCGGCATACAGCTTTACGTCCTCGCGTAACGCTTCGCGTTCTTCTGCGGAGAAATCGCCATGCTTCGGATCGACTTCAAAGCTAAGTCCTGGGAATGCACCCTTCCAGAACATCTCACCTGAGCCTCCTACGACCTTGCGTAGATCGAGGAGACGGTTGTACACGGATTCCATCCGTGGGGCACCGAAGATCTCGGATTCGATGCGATTGTCCGCTATGTGGACGACCCGCGACCAGTGGACTCGATGATTCTGGGCAGTTGTTTCGGTAGAGCTAGGATGCTCTTGGAACGTCAATGTGTAGTATCGCGGTTGTCCGTAACGCGGATTCCTGCGGTCGTCCTCGAATTCCATGATGGAAACGGAGCCTTCGCCGAATACTCTGTAGTAGAGTATTTGCGCATCGCCACGCGATTCCAGTGGTCCGGTTTCGTCGAAGCCCGGCGCGGGCGTCTCGAACTCCCCGCCATCGTCGAAGCCGAGAAATAGAATACCGAATCGTCCGATACCGCTTACGCGGTCAGCACGATGGAGGTAAGAATACAGATTGGTCTTTGCGTTTAGGCGGTCAACCGCCTTTTCGAAGTCGGTTTCGCGTTCTTCCTCGGTTTCATAGACGCTTGGATAGTCTTTCCAGCATTCGTCCGGCTGAATATCCACGACCCGATTGGCAATTTCATGGCGACGATACATCGTCACGTAATTGGCATTCGTGATAGTTTCGGGATAGCCGCACATCTGATCGAGATCTCGATCTAGATTTTCGCCGTCCATAATAGGCACACCGGCCAAGGCCCGGTCAAATAAGTTTGTGACCAGTTCTAGACTGCGAATGTGCTGTGTTGGATCGGGTTTCACGGTACTTACCTGAGAAAGAATTAGAGACGCTAATTCTGTATTGTACCATGATTGAAGATATTACCTCGATTTTCGATGCTAAAACGAAAAACCCCCTCGGACGAAAGGATTAAAACTTCCGAGGGGGTCTATGTAGCTTGCCGGTAAAGGAGGAGAGCAAACCCGGCAAGCAAGGAGGGGTTCTATCGTTGGTCACGATGTATTTACATCATACCCCGCTAGCGGGGTTGTGTCAAGAGACGTAATAAAATTCTTGCCAAAGTCAAATCATTTGGTAGAATGGTACGTTCCACGGCCTAGCCGTGGCGGGTGGAATCGGGGCTGGACGCTCCCCATCCGGGCGCGTGTTAGCGTGAAAGCCAAGCCTACTAGGTGGCAGATCGGGTAGTCAAGCATTACGACTTGGGAAGCTGAAAGCTTCGGGGAATGACGTGAGATACGGCATCTTCCTACAGCGTGGTACTAGGAAGCGACAGGATTACGCTAGCACATAGCCCGCATCTATATGCGGGTTGGGGTAACGGTGAGGCGGCAGCCTCCAACCGGGCACTATCGAGAAATGGGTTCGCTACCCATCATTACACCTAGAGAAACATTAAACCCAAGCTCTGTGCAACCTCACAACTTGGTCCCGTGGCATACTCGGCTCCGCCGAGAACTACCTAGAGTGTAAGCCCCAGCATAGGTAACACATGCTTAGCCAACGGCGGCTAGCCGCCAACTGAAAAGACTCCGTCGGGCATATGCCGGGCACAATGGTCGCGGTACGGAATCACTTCAAAACGCCCAATTTAACCGTTTGCTTGGTCAAAACATTGAACGCTAGCGAAGTGGCATCCACTTGGTCGTCATGCGACCCATCCGGGAAATACATGAATTCGGACTCGTAATCGTCCCAAACTTCACCGCCAATGGCGGTGTGGATGTTTCCCATGTTGATCTGAGTCGAGAGCGAATCCGCCCTAACTAGCTTACTGCCGCTGGAAGCGGCCTTTTCGACGTGGACGACGAAGCCATTAAGCCGTTTCACGGCTGCTTTGGCAGCGTCGATACCTGCGGAGCCTAGTTCTTGCTCTAGAGCAATCTTGACGTGCCTGCCATCGGCGTGAGCCGTTGCTACGATGATCTTCTCGCGTTCGTCAGTGTCCCACTGACCTCTGCGAATGTCTAGAATCCAGATCGTCCCATCATCCATCATTCCCAGCTTGACGCCGACTGTAAAGTCGCCGCTAGCCGCGAGAGCGGCTTTATCCCACGCACGCACGATCTTTTTGAACGCCTTGTCGGGCGGTGGAGCCAAGTGCTTCACGACTCGGTCGATCTTGATAGCACCACCACCGGGCGGAATGGGCTGTTGCAGGATTTGTCCTGCGTAGCCCCAATCACCTAGCTGGACCCGCAAATCGGCAAGAGCCTTCCGGCTCAATCGATCAGGGTCGAACAAACCATCGACGTAGTGTTGACGTAGTTCAGGTGGATTGATAAAGTCGGATTCGACCCCCGGCAAGCAGATCAGCTTGACATTTGGATATTCCTTCAGCATGACTGCCGTAGGGTCGCCAACGGAGATCCGTTGCATGACAAGGTAGGTGAAGGACACGTCCTTGTCCACTTTCCGGCTCGGCAGCGTTTCTTTCATAAACCTAGCCGCCTCTAGCTGTGCTGCTGCCGATCTACCGCCCTGCGGGTCCAGAGGATCGTCAATGCCCAGGACGTGGGCGTGACGCCCCATGATACCGCCTTTGATGCCGTAGGCGTATCTATCGCCTCCGAGCGTATTACTCCAAAGGCTCATCTTGTTCAAGTCGCCGCGTAGCTCGATCTCGGGAAATAGCTTCTGATAGAGCGGAGATTGAACCACACGTCTGCTTTTGACGGTGAGTTCGAATGCTAGATCTTCCGTAAAGCTGGCACCGAGGAACCGTAGCCCTGGAAACCTAGTCCACGCCCAAGGCGTGTAAAGGACCGTGAAGATCGATGACTTCGACGTACCGGGACTGATGTTGCAGATCAGATCGTATTCCTTCGGTTCGCCTCGAAAGACCCTTTCGGATGCGACCTGAAGTTCATTGCACAAGTACGGGATGTGCCAATTTACCTTTAGTTTCTGGTCGGAGATCACAGGCCAGAAGGTTTTGACGAAGTGGAAGTAGCTCTCTCTACAAAGGCGGCTTAGCTCGCCGTAGTAGTCAATTTGCATTATTTGCCTCTATACATTAGAATTAACGCTTCTCTTACTCTATCATAAGGTAAACTTATGCCTAAACCATCAAAAAAGCCGAAATCGGCTACTAAAGTGTTCTTGGAGTCTTGTGCTCGCCGCGCGAAGCGGATTCTACTAGGAATGGGCGAAGAACCGGCAGAGCCGGTCAATCGCGGATTCAACCGCACCAAGATCAAACTATCCGAGAAGTACGCACATACGATCCTCGACAGCACAAAAGAAGGGCCATGTGCGGCCCTTGCTCGGAATATGATCGACTTAACTGTGTCCTTGGATAACTATTGGGCACAGTTGTTTCCAATTATCGATGAAATCGATCACAAGATTAAGACTCAGAACTGCTATCTTGAGATAGATCAGACTGGGTGGTATTTTCGGGATGCGGCTGGGAATCTTCTTTCTTCAGGCGAATCCCTCCGGCTCTGGTTAGCATCTCACGCACAGTTGTATACCGATTGGGAAGTCGAACCTTT